CTTCTGAAAGAGTAGAATTAAATATAATGCAAGATTTTGAAAACGCTTTAGATTCTTTAATCGAAGGAAATTCAGACGGAAACAGAGCAAAAAACGAAGCAAAATCTATTATACAAAAGGCTATTAAGGATTATGAAATGGTAACGCCTAGAATTGGAAGAGCTATAAAATCATCTATGGAATTAGAAAAAGCCGCAAAAGACTTAGGCTTAGACTTACCTGGAAAATATAATTCTGCAAAAGAGAGATTATACGATGAAGAAAAAAGAAACAAAGAAGCTATTAAAAAGCTTCAATCTATAAAAGGTGATTTAAATTTTTAAATAAATAACAATGCGAAGCGGAATACTAGGAGGTAATAGAGCTTGTTTATGTAAGGACGGAACTTATGACGTTAAGTGCTGCGATGGTGGTTTATGGTCGCAAGGAATAGGCAACATAACTAAAGAAGATACTACAGGCGCATACAAGTATAAAGCAAAGCATTGTGAACATAATCACGAAATAAACCTACATATCCACGAATCCGAATTAACAATAGGCAATATTTATTTTATAACGTTTACAAACCATCACCATAACGGATGCTATACTATTTTATCGATAGAAACGAAAGACGGAAGCCACGCTAAGACGGTCAACTTATATGCAGACTGCACGGCTTGTATAGCAGCAAATTAAAACGAAAATGCAACAGATAAATAAAAACTAAGTTATATATATATGAATCCACAATTAAACAAAGTATTTAGCAAACTTGCTAAAGCAGAAAACAAGACAGAGTTAGCTTCTGAAAAAATAGAACTTGCAAGCACTAAAGACTTAGATAGAAAATTAAAGCAATTACTTGGTCAACAAAAAAAATTAGACAAAATTAATCCTGCTATTGAAAAGTTAATAGATGAGCAAAAAGGAGCTAAAAATATGCTTGATGTTTTTGTAGGAGAAAGCCAAACTATTTTAAACGAATTTGACAAACAAGCAAAAGATTTAGGATTAACTGCTGATGGTGTAAGCCAATATAAAGCTTTAAAAAACGAAATCAGTACTTCAAAATCGGAATATTTAAGATAAACACGAATAAATAAATAACAATGAACAATAATTCAATACTAAACAAAGTAAGGGAACTTCTAGGAATGGAAATCAAACTTGCAGAAAGAAGATTAGAAGATGGACAAACGAGAATCGAAGCAGAAGAATTTGCGGCAGGTTTTCAAGTTGTTATCGTAACAGAAGATGATCAACGTATTCCATTACCAGAAGGCGAATACAAGCTAGATGGTGACGAAGGCGAAATCTTAGTTATCCAAGAAGAAGGAATTATCTTTGAAATCAAGAAAGAAGAAGTTGTAGATAAAAAAGAAGAAACTGAAGAAGTAGAAGTAAAGGAAGAAGTTGTAGAAGAAGAAATGGCTACGGAAAAACCTGCTGCTAAGAAAACTGTTGAATCTATTGTTAAAGAAACTTTCTTTTCTGAAATCGAAAACTTGAAAAAGGAAAACGAAGAATTGAAAGCGGAAGTAGAACATTTATCCAAAGTAAACAACAAAGAAGAATCAACTGAAAAAGTTGTAGAAGAAGTTGTAGAACTTTCTGAAGAACCTGCGGTTAAACCTATTTCACACAATCCAGAAAACGAACAAAAAACGAATCTTAAAGCCTATAGTCAAAACAGACCACAGACTACACAGGATAGAGTATTCGCAAAACTAAGTAAATAACAAATTTTAATAAATAAATAAAAACTAAAAAAAATGGCTGAACCTACGATTACTACAAGTTATTCGGGACAATTTGCGGGGAAATATATTTCTGCGGCATTATTGTCACCGTCTACAATTGATGGTGGAGGAGTAACTGTCCTCCCAAATGTAAAATTTAAAGAAGTACTACAAAACGTAGCGACTTCTGCTTTATTAGCGAATGCTACTTGCGACTTCGATGCCGCAGGTTCGACAGTAACGCTTACCGAGAAAATCTTAACGACTAACGATGTTCAAGTAAATATGCAACTTTGCAAATCGCAATTTTTCAATACTTGGCAATCGCTTGAAATGGGTGCTTCTCAGTTTTCAGATTTGCCTAAATCTTTCTCTGACTATCTTTTAGGATATGTTGCAGGAAAAGTAGCATCTGAAATGGAAACAACTTTATGGTCTGGTGCTGCGGGTGCTGCAGGTGGACTTACTGACGGTGGGTTTACTGTCTTGGCTGCTGCACAACTTGCGGGTACTGCAAACATTATTGCTCCTGCTGCTATTACTGCTGCAAACGTAATTGATGAACTTGGAAAAGTAGTTGATGGAATCAATGCACAAACTAACATTTACGGATTTGAAGATACTCGTATCTTTGTTTCTCGTAACGTTATGGCTGCTTATGTTCGTGCTTTAGGCGGATTCTCTGTAGCTGCTACATCTAACGCAGGTGTAGACAACAGAGGTACAATGTGGTATGCAGATGGTGGCGGTGTTACTTTTGATGGAATCAAATTGTTTATGGCTGAAGGTCTTGCAAACGACAGAATGTTAGCTGCACAGATTTCAAACTTGTATTATGGCGTATCTCTTTTAAGCGACACACAAGAAGCTCGTGTAATTGACACAAGTTTATATTTAGGAGATGACAACGTAAGAGTTGTAATGAGAGCAGCAGTAGGTGCGCAAATCGGAGTAGCTTCAGACGTAATTTACTACGGAGCTTAATTAACTAATCAGAATTAAAGAAAAGGTAGGTAATAGTACCTGCCTTTTTTTATTCATAAAAACTAAAAAAAATGCCAGGATGCGACATAACAGCAGGTCGAATTGAACAATGCAAAGATTCCGTAAGTGGATTAAAAGCAATTTATATCATAAATTTCGACAAATTAAATTCCGATGCAGTAGGTTACAATATTACTGATGCAGGAAAAGAAGACGAAATAAAGACGTGGAAACCTATAGACGATTCAACGGCTTTACATCTATACAAATTCGAATTAAAGAGTACAACTAATTCCTTTACTACGGCAATCGAATCTTCAAGGGATAACGGTACAACGTTTTTCACGCAGACTTTAGTAGCTGCACTTAAACGACAAGATGTAGTAACAACTAAAAATGTTAAATTATTGGCGTATGGAAGACCAAGAATAGTTGTTCGTACAATGACAGACCAATTCTTTTTAATGGGATTAGACCAAGGCGCAGACGTTTCTGCGGGGGAAATCTCATCGGGAGCAGCCCTTGGGGATTTCAACGGTTACTCTTTAACGTTTACGGCACAGGAAGAAGACCCTGCGAATTTCATTGATGCTTCAAGTGAAGCTACTTTAGCAACTGCATTTGCTACAGATGGCGGAACACCTGCAGAAATTATTCCATAAGCTTTTGTTTTCATAGTGTAGATTAAGCACCTTTCGGGGTGCTTTTTTGTGCAATATAAAACAGATTTCTACTTTTTAAGTTATATATGTATGGTAATACTGCAAGCAATAGCAACTGAACAAAGCATAAGCTTTATTCCAAGAAGCCAAACTTACGATACCTTGTTAATTCAAAACGAAGCAACAGGTGTAGAAAAAGAAATTACAATTACTTCTTTTATTAACGGAGATTATTACGACACTATAAACGCCACTTTTGTAAATGGAACTTTTGTTCTAATACAAAACAATTTCTACAAGTTGACATTAAAAAACGGAACTAAAATAGTACACAAAGACAGGATATTCTGCACAGACCAAACTCCAGTAGTAAACTATTCTGTAAACGAAGGGCAATTCAAATCTAACGTTTCTAACAACGAATTTATTATCTATGAATAACAATATACATTTATTAGAATTAAGCGCATACGAAGCACCTGTGATAACAGAGAGCAGTCGCAACGATTGGATTGAATACGGCACGGATAACAACTACTATCAGTACCTTATTGATATGTATACCAATAGCACAACCAACAACGCTATTATAAACAACATTAACAGATTGGTTTATGGTAGGGGTTTAAGTGCTACAAACGCAAATAAGAAGCCAAATGAATATGCTTCTATGATGGCTTTATTCGCAAAGCAAGACGTTCGTAGAATGGTTACAGACTTAAAGCTTCTAGGACAATGTGCAATGCAGGTAATTTATTCTAAGGATAGAAAACGTATTGTAAACGTTCATCATATACCTGTACAATTATTACGTCCAGAAAAATGTAACGAAGATGGAAAAATCGAAGCTTACTATTATTCAGATAATTGGCAAGAAGTTAGAAAATTTCCACCTAAAAGAATTAGTGCTTTTGGATGTTCTAAAGATGGAATAGAAATTCTTTTCGTAAAGCCTTATTCTGTCGGTTTAAAATATTTCGCTTTAGTTGATTATGTTGGTGGTTTGCCTTATTGTGGATTAGAAGAAGATATAAGCGCATATCTAATTAACGAGGTTAACAACGGTTTCAGCGGACGAACGGTAGTAAATTTCAACAACGGAATACCTAGCGAAGACCAGCAGCATATGATTAAAAACAAGATGCTAAATACTTTAACAGGAACGGAAGGCGAAAAAATGATTGTAGCATTTAACAACAATGCCGAATCTAAAACAACCGTTGATGCGATGCCTGTTAATGACGCACCAGACTTGTATGCAACTTTAAGCGAAGAATGCTTAAGAAAGATAATGTTGGCGCACAATGTCACTTCACCGCTATTATTTGGAATTGCAAGCAGTAACGGCTTTTCTTCTAATTCCGATGAATTACAGGATTCATTTGCACTTTTCCAAAATATGGTAATTAAACCAATGCAGGAAATGCTAATAGATGCATTTGATGAAATACTAGCATATAATGGTATAAGCCTAAACCTATACTTCAAGACTTTAAAGCCTTTAGAATTTATAGATATAGAAACACCGATAAGCAACGAAGAACTAGAAGAAGAAACAGGCGTAGAACTAAGCGCAGACGATGCAGGTGCAGAATTAATTGCTTTAGGTGAAGATATAAACGAAGATTGGCTATTAATAGACGAACACGAAGTAGACTATGACTTAGACGAAGAAGAAAACACATTGCTATCTAAGGAAATTAAGCTAAGTTTTAAAGATAAAATTGTAAACCTAGTTTCTACAGGTTACGCATCGCCAAATTCAAAAAGTGAACAAGACGAAATTATAGATGGAATACAATTTATAACTAGATATGTTTTTGCAGGTGGTATGAATGGAGGTAAAACAAACCAAGTTAGGTCTTTCTGTAAGAATATGGTTAACGCTAAAAAGATTTATCGAAAAGAAGACATCGTAAGAATGGAGCAAAAACCTGTCAATAGAGGATGGGGACCAAAAGGAAGTAATTTCTATTCTATCTGGTTGTACAAAGGCGGTGGAAACTGCTACCATCGATGGAATAAGCAAATATATGTATCGTTTGCAGGAACTAAAATAGACGTAAAGAGCAAGCAAGCGAAACGAATCGCAGGTGCTAAAGCTGCTAAGTACGGTTATGTAATAGATAACGATTTCAAGGTTTCTAAAAGACCTATAGAAATGAAGAATAGAGGTTTTTTACCAAGCAATAAAGAACAATAACAAATGAAAGCATTATTAATTTCAAGAAATGACGTTGTAAGGTTTACGTCAATCAACGGAAACGTTGACGTAGATAAATTTATTCAGTATGTTTCTATCGCACAGGACATTCACATACAAGGAATGTTAGGAACTAAGCTTTTACAAAAGATACAAGCAGACATTATTGCGGATTCTTTAGCAGACCCCTATTTAAACCTACTTACCGAATACATAAAGCCAACTTTAATACACGCCAGTATGCTCGAATACCTGCCTTTTGCGGCTATCACAATTGCCAACAAAGGTGTATATAAACACGGAGCAGAAAATAGCGAAACAGTAAGCAAAGATGAAATAGATTATTTGGTAGAACGTGAAAGAAAGACTTACGACCATTACAAAGAAAGGTTTATAGATTATATTTGTGAAAACAGTACATTGTTTCCAGAATACAATTCTAATAGCGGAAGTCAATTGCCGCCAAATACTTACAACAACTTTACAGGCTGGGTTTTATGAAAAAATACAAACCAAAAGAAAAGAACGTTAAAAGATTACAAATTTATTTAAAAAAATACTATGGCAGATATTCGGATAAGTCAACTACCTGCAAAGGCGGCTAATTTACAAGCAACAGATTTATACGTTGTGGCTATTGTAGACGCTTCAAGTGCTACAGGTTATACTACTAAATACGTCACAGGACAAGAAATCATTAACGGTGTAGGCGCTCTTTCTTCTGTAAATCTATACAATACAAACGGAACTTTAACAAGCGACAGAGGAGTAGAAATGGCGGGAAATGGTTTTAGCTTTAAGCAAGGCGGAACTGCTATTCTAACGTTATTATCTAACGGTCAGTTATCTTTTGGCGGTGTTACTTATCCTGCGGCAGATGGCACTACAGGTCAAGTTTTAACTACAAACGGTGCAGGAGTTGCTTCTTGGTCTACGCCTAGCGCATCGGAATACTTTAAAGCAGAAATTTTAATTAATAGCGGTTCTATTTCGGCAAGTAATTCAGACCAAGCCGTGATAGGATTGACGTATACAATACCAAGCGGAAAGAATGGAGATTATGTTATTTACGCAGTTATAAGTGCTGACATCGATAATAGCGATATGAAGCCAATGGCTTTAATGATTTATAAAAACGGAGTTAAGGAATCAAATTCTGTCACTATGGACTTCGCAAAGAAAAACGAAAACCAAAGTGTACAATTGACTTTCGCTATGGATGGTTTAGTAGCAACTGACGTTGTTGCAATTTATGTAAATAATGACAATGAGGATATTAACGATATAATAGTTGGAAGAATATTAGCACAAAAATTTGTATAATGTCTGAATGTTTAAAATGTATAAACAGTGCTTGTTGCAAATTAGAAGTAGAGGTAGACAGAAACGAATACGAAAAATTTGAAAAAAAAGGTTTAGGCGATTATTTTAAAACAAGAACCGAAGATTTTTTAAAGAAGAATGAAAAGTACAGAATACAAAAACAGTATTTCGATGAAATGTACAAGGATAACTATGCGAAATTAATTAAAGGAATTGACGGTTTATGCGTTATGTTAGACCGAAAAACTATGTTATGCAGCATATACAAAGACAGACCAAAAGTATGCAAAGACTATAAAATAAAAAGCTGCGTAAATATTAAAAATATAAAAAAATGAGTGTAACAAACGGATGGGGGCAAGGCGCAAAAGACAACACTATAGAGTGGGGACAAGGTGCTTCAGACAACACAATAAGTTGGGGTAAATCGCAAACTGTAAGCGCAGCAGGAGATACTAACATTACAGGAAGTGGCGGAACACCTGCGTTTTCGAATGTATATTCGTTTGATTTTGATGGTGTAGACGATACTTTTGCAGTAAAAAGCGCAAGTGCCTACGCATTTACAGGTGACTTTACGATTATGGCTTGGGTTAAAGTTGATGCAATAGGTAACAACCATTATATCATTGACACAAGTACAAGTGCAAGTTTTGGTAATGGCTATTCTTTTAGGGTTCGCACAGATGGAAAAATTAGATTTTGGAGTTACAACGCTTCGCAAACAGGATTAAATAGCGCAACTGCATTAAGTGCTGGTACTTGGTATCATATTGCTTGTGTTCATACATCTACACAAAATAAGATATACATAAACGGAAGTTTAGACGCTACAGTAAATTGGAGTACAGGACATTCTACTAGCAACACGACAAATTTGAAAATTGCAAGTAGTAACGTATTAAACGGATTTACAAACGGACACATTGACGAAGTAGCTTTTTTTAATACAGATCAAAGCGCAAACATTGGTGCAATTTATAATAGCGGAACACCTACGGACTTAACTTCATACGCACCTTTAGGATGGTTTAGAATGGGTGACAATGCCGCCTTTACAAGTGGTATTGATATTTGGACTATGACAAGCGTAGGAAGCCAAACAAATACGGCAATAAGTGCAAATATGTTAGAAGCTTCAAGAACAACAGACGTACCAACATAAAAAATAAAAAAAAATGAGTTTAAAAATATCAGACGTATACGCACCAATTAACATTTCAGATTTACCTTTAATTGATTTTTCACAGATTGGAGAAACTGACGAAAACACGATAAGAAAAAGTTTAGATTTAACGGAGTTTATAATTAAGTATAACACATTACCTACTTTTATCGTAAATGGTTCTATTGTGCCTTTACAGATAATGACACACGATGAAGCTTTAGTGCTTATGAACACACCTGCTTGGTCTGAAGATATTGAAGATTTAGAAAGTGAGAATCAAATAGAACAAGACGTAAACAATAAACAAAACAACACTTAAATTAATGCATACTAATATTCTTGCGGTTCTTTATTTTCTTAGTGGTTATGCTTCTGCTTTCTTTATGGTGGTGGCTACAGAATATCACGTAAAAGCTTTTGGTGTATTTCTCTTAATTTACATAACTTACATACTTGTACAACAACTTGAAGAATGAAAACGCAGTTACTACTTCTGACAACTAAA